TTTTTAAGGAAATCATCAAATTCTTTCTTTTCTTTTTTGTTTCCAATATGATAAGTTTGGTCTTGCCATTTACCATCTGCATCTTGAGACTTATAAGTTATATAGTTTTTTCCATTTAAAGTTTTATGGTAGTCAATTCCAATAGACTTAAGGTACTCTATATTAGCTTCACCTTGGTTTTGCTCTGAGGTTCTAACACCATACTTTTGATTCAAAGGATTATTAGCTAGGTTATGTTGATTACCTTTAGAATATTTTGTTAATTGGTCAACTCTATTTTGAACATCTTTAATAACGCTAGGGTCATTTTTTGCCTTTTTCTGCAAATCAGACAAGTTGTTTTCTTTCTGTTTCTCTTGTTGTGCTTGCTCTTTTTGAATTTCATTAATCGTAGCTTGAAGTGCAAGATAAGCTACTGCTAATGTACCTGCTACTACAGATAATCTTACCAACATTAACCCTAATGTTCTTAATGCAGGGAATAAATCAGTAAATCCTTTAAATAGATTTGATATTACTTTTCCACCTGCACTTGCAACATTTCCTGTTACTTCTCCTGCCCCTTTTCTTCTGAACATGCTAATCATAAGAGCATCGTCAAAGAAACTTCCTGCTTGACTTCCAAGCTTACCAATAGCAGACTTACCTTCGTAGTCTAGCGACCTACCTAACATTTTTTGTCTTGCACTACCTATATCTTGAGTAACATTAAGACCAGATAGCGATTTTGGCATTACATTAGTTTGACTTGTGCCTATCTTGCGAGATAGTATGTCAGATGCTGTAAATGCCATTGTTTCTCCAAGAATACTAGAAACATTTTGAGAAGCTATTTTTTTCTCTATAACATTCATCCCTGTGGCAGATATCTTACTCTCTGCTGTCTTAGCAACTTCATTATCTACTGCTCTTTGAGTATTGATATTAACCATTGGGACTGTGCTTGCTACCATAGATGCTTCTTGCATTGCCAAACCTGTTGATGTTGTAGGATTTTGCTTGATACCAAAACCGAAGCCAGTTTTGCTTGCCAAATAGCTTCCTACATATCCACCCCATTGTTTAGCATTAAAGAATTTTTGCAATCCTTTAATAGCTAGTGTTGCTCCTAAAATCTGCATTGTGAACTTAGGAATGTCGAAGAAATGATGGTCTTTTGAGAATGCAGATAATTTTTGCATATCTTCTAGTACTGAGTTAACAACACCTAACAACGATGTAAAGCTTTTTACTAGCATACCCAATGAGTCAGTTGCACCTAGTTGTCCAAGTAGCTGAGAAAATTGCCCTACGGTTTGAACTAATTTCATGAAGTTAGCTTGCAAAGTTTGAGAGAATGGTAGCCAAGCATTGTTCATAGCACCTTTTGTCTGACCTTTTTGACCCATGCCCATGAACTCATTATAGAAATCACTTTGAGTTCCCTCTAAGAATTTAATCATTAAAGGTGTCATACCTTTACTTGACTGTCCATTACCTGTACTTGACAATGCTATAGCTAATTCTTTCTTAGCACCTTCATTATCTTTAATCCTTGGAAGACCCTTAATTATTTCGTTCATAAGGTCAGGAGCAGACATTGGGTTGGCATCAAGGTTGATTCCCATATACTGACTTAATACACTTTTTAGGTGTTCATTAGTGTTAGCTTTCATAAGGCTATTGTAAAATGTTTTTCCTGCATTCTCTGTATCTGCAGGTGTGCCACCTGCATTTGACAAGTTGAAAGCACCCATAGAAGCCATCATTTGATTGCTATTAATACCTAACTGTAATGTCTCAGGTGCTAATTCTGCCATAGCGTTTGTTACAGCAGTTGTATCAACACCGTAGCTTTTCATAGCTGATAGATAGTCTAGTTGGTCATTCATACTAGACATATATCCTTTTGGATTAACTGTCGCATTGGCTTGATACAATGATAATAAGTCTTTTGTTAACTCATTAACTGTTGCTTCATCTTCTTTACCACCACTTGAAACTGCTGAGAACTGTGTGATATTCTTAACAATTTGGTCTTTCATTTTTGAATCATATCCACCGCTACTGTTACCTGAGATTAAGTCAGGTCGAGCAATTACAGCTTCTTCAATAGGCATAATTGTATTTAATGCGCTTACACCAAATTCTTTACCAAGACCAAAAGCATTATTCTGTACTTGTGATTGTAATTGTGATGTTCCACCTGCTGATGAATAGAATTGTTTTAGTGTTCCTTGTTGTGTCAAATTTTGAGTAATAGACTGAATATCTGCTAGTTGTTGGTCAAATTTAGCCATTTCTGTTACAGATTGAACTATTGTGTCAGTCACACCAAGCAATGCCCCTTCTAGAACAGAATAAACACCAACTTTGCTAGTAATATGGTCCATCATTGCTACAAAGCCTTTGTCGCCTTTTTCAATAACTTCCCCTAGTTTAGTATATTCATATGTCAATGAGCGAATTTGATGGATATTTCCTTCGTTGTCTGTAAATTTAATTCCATATGCCTTTTGGAAATTCATTCCTTGTTCTCTTGCTTTAGTAGCATTAAATTGATTTAATTTCTTTAGTATATCCTTGCTATCCTCTAGGCTTACATTAGGGTCTTGAAGCATAGCTTCATAATCTCTTCCTGAATATTGATTATTAAATCCCCATCTAGCTACATGATTTTCAGCGTCATACTTTGCTTGTGCAACAGACTTTGTTTTTTGTTCTTGCTTAATCTGTTCACTATACTGTCTTGCATTATCACGCTCTTGTCTTTTCATTCCATTATTGATTTTATCAGCTTGCATTTGAGCCTTAGAAGGGTCTTGAACTCTACCTCTATCAATGTTTTCATAGTAAGCTGTATCATGAGCACTATTTGGGTCTTGAACTCTATTAGGATAGTAATATTTTTGAATCTTTTCTTCGATTTCGTCAGCTTCTTTTTTCAAAGATTGAAGCATTGAGTTTAATTTATTTATGTTTCCTACAGCAACAGACTTATCCTTATCAGACATTTTGCTTCGGATATCTTTGTTGTCTACAGTTCCTCTTACTGTATTTAACTGCATTTGTGCAGTATTCATCTGCTCAATTACACTTTTGTATCTATCTCCAAGTGTAGCTGATTCAGTGTTAATGCCAGTGTTTGCTTTTGTTCTCTTATTATATTCTTCGATGAACTTAGCTTCATCTTGATTTCTTGCTTCTTGTTCTTTTAAAGCTAATTCATGTCTTGCTTTCTGCTCCTGATTTAAAGCATCTTGTCTAGCTTTCTCAGCATCAAGACTGCCCTTAATCTTGCTTACCTGATGACTATTTGGAATTTTGCTTGAAGGAGTTTCTTGTGACCTTCCATCATAAGCAAAACTATAGTCATAGTTACTTAGTTGTTTTTCTTTATCTTCAAGTTGTTTCTTTACTTTTAAGAGTTGGTCAATCTTATCTATCTGACCTTCCCACTCTGTTCTTTGCTCATCAAATCTATCTTTATTTGTTTGTTTTCTTTTACCGCCTGTAAAATCATCTTGGTAGTAAACTTTTGTTAGATTTGATTTTTCATTAAGGTCTTTAATACGCTTAATTAAAGCATCTTTATATTTCTGAACATTACCTATCTCTTTAAATTCTTCTTGGTATGCTTTTTGGATATCCTTGATTTCTTTAATTTCATCTGTAATTTCTTTTCTTCCTGATATATACTTGTTTGCTTTAGTATTTCCTACTGTATAGAATGATTTTCTCTTTATACTATTAGTTGCTTCTCTATTAATATTCCCAACAGAACTAGGTGTAGCAGGTTCATTTCTATTTGTACGACCAAACACTCGGCTTTCTTCTCTATTATCTTGAACAGTACGAACAGTAGCTTGAACCTCAGCTTTAATAGACTCAATTTGAGATTGAATCTTTTTAATGTCCTTATCATCTAATCTTAACCCAACTACGACAGATGCTTTGGTGTCATCTATCTGTCTTTGGATGTTTTCTTTTTCATCTTTCCCGACCTTAAGAGAGGTATTGATGCTTATGTTTTTTTCGTCAGATAGGCTATTTAATTGTTTTTTAACTTGGTTTATTCTTTCTTGCAATTTTCTTATACTGTTCTCATCAGGAGCAATAGGAATTTTAATAGTTGGTGTTTGACCTTTATTATAACCTTCGATAACTCGCTTCATTTCACCTTGAAACTTGCTTATATCTTTATCGACTGTTAAAGGTACTTTTACACCACCACCCTTACTTCCATAGTGGTCTTTAATATCCTTATCCAATTGTCCTATTTGTGATATAACACTCTTTAAAGAACCAGTGTTAAGTTTAAGTTCTGCATTAATAATATATTGAAATTGTTTATCAGCCATCTGATTTACCTCCTTATAGTATTTACGTTTTTAATAAAAATAGGGGGATAGTCATGTTCCAACCAACCCCCTAGCTAATCCCTTTAGTGCTAATAATAATCAACACCATCATATTTAACTTCATTTCCATTTCCATCAACATAGCTATCATCATCATAATATACATCGTCTGCATCTTCGAAAACGATTAGTTCATCATGGTCTAGAGCACCTCTAGCAATTCCTATAGATTTATTATCTTGCTTACTTGCTCTATCTTCAACTTCTTTTGATTTCTTTTCCACCCATTTATCTAGTAAATCATCATTGTTTATTATTTTCATAGGTGGTCTCTCATAGTGTTCATAAACACTATCATAAAATGAAAACCAATATGCTAATGCTAATTGAGATGGATTCCAATCTGACACATTTCCTCCGAACAAAGGTGAACCAGTATCTTTACTTGCTTTCCACCTTGCTCTCCATTCTGCTCCAACTTCCCCTTGCCCCCTAGCTATTTCTCTTAGAACCCCAATCCGATTTGAAGGCAATTAAGGAAGAACCTATAGTTTGTTTCATAATAGTTTAACGCTATACTTTTACTTATTATAAGGTGCTTTAAGTTGGGCAAGGTTGAATATAGCTACTAATATATCAGGCTTTGAATTGAGTGCTTGCCTAAGCACATATAAGATACCTTACTTATTTTCACTATACCCAATTAAGAATTACCTTACTCATAAGCATTATGTATAACTATTCTATTAATTACTCCTCGCTATCTTCTTCTTCAACTGTTTCTCCTTCTACTTCGGAGGGGTTTGAAAGGAAGTCGGCAGGTAGACCATTGATAAATGTTAAGAATTGAAACACAATCTCATTAACAGTTGCTTGGTCTTCTTCTTCTTTAAAATCCTTATATGTTACCCATACTGCTTTACCAGTATCAGCGTATTCTGTGCATTTATGAATCAAGAATGACATCTTAGCTTCGTCAGCTTTTGATTCTGCTGTGTTATTGAAGTATTTCTGTCTCTCTTGTTGCATATTAAAGATTTCTTGACGAAGTGCATTAATTTTATCTTCAATAGGTTTCTTGTTTTTTTCTGTCTCCATTTTGGATAGCAATACTACTTGCACATCAATTTGAGCACGAATTTCGTCAATCTTATTGTCGTCTTCTTCTGTCCATAGTCTTTTACGCTTGATTAGTTCCTCAACCTCACGATTAGTAGGAATATCATCATTACAAGCTTGCATGAATACTTTTGAGTATTCCCAATCTGCTAAACGATTTTCTTCTACTTTAGGGAAACGAATTTGTAGTAATCCATACTTCTCAGTGTCAAATGCACGCTTACCTGTTTGTACCTCTACCATTTTTTCACGCTTTTCCTTGTTAGTCATCTCTTGACTTTCTTTTCTTTTACTTGCCATTCCTTAGCACCTTCCTTATATTATTTTAATAAAATAAAAAGAGACATTATTGAAAATGTCTCTCATAGTCATGTGGTTGAATTAATCTTCCATATCAAAGTCGATTTGCTCATTGTATTGAGGTGTGTATTTCACTTCATACTTTTCGAGTTCTTCCGACATTTTACGGATTTCATCATTTCCTGACCTGAGAATCATTTTCCTGATTTTCGCAAATTGCTTTGGCTCTATGTTTGCCATCTCCATTAGAGATAATGAGTCTTTAAAGACTTTCTTTAAACTCTTTGAAATGGCACGATTGAGTCGCTCTTTGTCCTCATTCATAGCACTGCTCCTTTCCTCCTTAATCCTTAACCTAAAAGTAAATCCTTCTATATTCAGTTTTTATATAGAACGTGTGTACTAGTCCTCATAAAGAGGAAACTAGTACATAATAATATAACTATATTATAATTATTGGCCCGGACTATCATCAATAACAAATTGGTGAGCCTGAAAATCATAAGACTGAGTAGCATCACTATCAACCTTAACATTCCATGCTTCGCTTTGTGGAATCAAGTTTGGCACATAGATTGTTTTGATTGCATATTTGTTAGGGTGTCCTACAGGCAACTTAGCACGGTTAACATCGTTTTCACGATAGATTTTGATGAATAATCCTTTATTCTTAACTAAGTCACTTAATGCAATTTCATTAGCACTAGCTAGGTTAGTATATCCTGCAAAACGAGCAGTAGCTTCTAGGTCAGAATCTTGAAGTTCAAGAGATACTGAAATATTAACAGGTAAAGCTAGTGGTCGGTTGTAAGGGAATAATGAACCTAATTGGTGTAATTGCTCACGCTGTAAAGGAATGCTAACACGAGCACTTTGAACACGAGTGAAGAATGTAGCATCAGGGTTTCCGTTTTGGTCAGTTAAGTAAATCTCAATATTACCTTGTTTCAATCCACCTGCTAATTGAGGATGAGGATTTGACACAAGAGGAACAGGTGAGAAGAATTTGCCTACTGTACCAGATGTTACATAACGAGCCTTAACCAAATCACCAGTTGAAGGAGCAACTGTTAGTGTTAAAGTTTTAGCCCCTGCATTGATAGTGAAGTCTACATTTTCTACCAATTGAGAACCATTCTTAGTAACTTTCAATGTATAGTTACCATTAGCTAACTGATATGGAGTTTGAGAAATTGTTAAAGCAGTTGCAGTTGTAGTTTGGATTTCATCTACAATCATTTGAGAAGCACTATTTAAGAACCAACGCTTATTATCAGTTTCAGCTTTGTAAGAAGCAGTAGCAACACCACTTGTTCCATAGCTTAAGTCAATGTTGTTAATAAATACATTTTCCATGTACATAGTACGAGCAACAGCACCATTTAATCCGTCACCTGCTTGAACAATAGGAACATACATATCAGCTTTAGTTAATTCAAATGTATTAGCTGAGATTGATTGGAAAGTTCTGTTGTCTGCAATCATTGCTTGTGTTACTTGTCCACCGCTAGGAGTGAAAGAAGCAATTTGGATAGAACCTGCAGGAACAGAAGCACCAATACCTACTTTAGCTGTATCAGCAACAGTAGATGTCACAGGGTTTAAGAATACGAACTGTGCTCCAGTTGTATTAGCAGATACAGTAGCACCGCCAAATAGTACAGATTGACCTTTTGCGTAATAACGGCCCGGATTTACAGTAAGAATCAAACTACCAATAGAGGTAGATGAACCTGAAACTGGTGTAGCAACTACTTGACAACCAAATCCAGTTTGAGATAATAGTGCCATAGTTTCATTTGTTCCGTTTTCATTAACATCAATAGATACATCAACTTGAGGTACATCGTCTACGATTTCAACGATATTTAAAGTACCAAGTTCTTTTACATCATCTGTAGTTAAACGAGAAGAACTTCCTAATGCTTGAACACGATTTGCTTGTGTGTCATCAATAAATGGAGCAGTTCCCGAATACCTTACACGAGTAGCTTTAGTCATTATAAAATCTCTCCTTTTTTATATTAATTAATAATTAATAACTATCCATTACAATAGTCATGTTGATAAAAATCTCTGTCAAAAATCTAGGTTTTTCTCCTATATTTAAACTTCCACCTTTATTGTACTTTATGCCATCTATGAACATGTACGCTATTCTTTGACCTATTTCACTATAAGATGTATTCATAGTTCCATCAGCATTAACTGGAAATGCTATATTAAAATCTATTATTGGTAAAGTCATACCTTCTTCGAACATATTAACGATTAAATCAGTATAGTCGTTTCTCTCTCCTCCACGGTCAGCCCAAACCTCAACAACCCATCTTGGATGCATTTCTGCCACATTATTACCTAATTCAAATCCTACATCATGCCTACGCATCTCATAAACTGCTACAGCAGGATAAGCGAAGTTATTATCTGATGGACTCATACTTTCATCATAAACATTAACATAACAATATGTATAATCTACTTGAACAACATCTACAGATGTTAATGGTGTATTAAAATTTATTATTCCATTAGTATAATCAACTGAGTATCCACTGCTGTTATATACAATTCCATTCGCATATACAACTACTGGATATTGTGTTCTTATATTATTATATTTAAGTTTATATGTTAAAAAGTTTGCACTCGTGGTTGCTCCCTTACTTATAGTTCTAGATAATCTATCTTGTATCTTTTCAAATATAGATAATTCAATTAATCTAGTCCTTTGCATATTCTAACCCCCTATCGTGTTTTTATCTAGATAAGCTTGAACTCCACCACCAAGTATATCGAATACTTCTTCTCTTGCACTATCTAAGCCTTTTGAGAATACATGACCTGCTTTTATTCCTTCGTGTTCTCTGTGCGAATCTAGTTGCTGTGCTCTATTAGGACCAAGAAGATTTAATAGTGTGCTATTAGTAACCATAAAAAATCCTCTTTTTTGTCCACCTCCAGGTCCTCCAACACCGCCAATAGAAGGACCGAACATATATGGCTTATCTCTTTCCGTATAGTTTATTCCATATCTAGATAGATTTAAATCTCCATCTCTATATTGTCCAGTACCAGACTCAGCTAATACCCATTTTGGCATTTGGTCTTCTTCTTTAAGTGAAATCATTTTTCTTGTAAGCATATGTTCTTTGCTATCCCATACATCGTGATATTGATATTGCCAGTTACGCTTTGCTATATTAGCATTGTTCATATTTGACACATCAAACACACCTATGGATACTTTATTTTGAGTCTGCTTTATTTGAGGATATCTAGATTCTTCTGAAACTAATTCTTGTAAACCACCTGACTGTTCATATGAATATCCTGAATCTCCACCTTCTATAAGAGTATCACCTACATGCCTACCAATAGCTTGACCTGCATCTGTACCCGCAACTTGTAGCTCTGGACTCTTCATCATCTTTTTGAATACGCTATCAAGATGATGTTGTAACTCATCTATATTGCTAGTTATTCTAATCATAATATCACAGCAACTTTAGGGTGATAGCTAATTCATAAAAGTTTCCTTGTAAATAGTTAGGTTGAAAACTCTTTACAACATACCTTGCACCCTTCCATTCGAAATGGTCATAGAAGTCTAGAAGCATCTTAATGTCAGATTGAGAATCCATACTATATACTCCACTTTTATTAAGGATTGTAGTAATCTCTAATTTATCAATAGTTGCAAGAACCTCTCCGTCTAATAGTCTACCAACTTCTGCAAAGCTATACACAAAGTCTTCTTTTGTCTCAACTGATGCAGGGATATCAGTATTTACTGCTGTTTGTATGACTCCTGCACCACCACAAGTAGGACATGTAGGGTCTGTAGATTCCTTTCTAATAGGGTCAAATTTACAGTTAGGGCAAGGAGTTGTTGTGAATTTTACCAATCTTAATGTTTCATTTAAGACATGATTCAGACCGCTTATAGAGTTAAGCATATTATTCAAATTTGATTGTGGTATATTCATTCATATCTACTCCAATCTTATACCTTTAATAGTCGAGCCATTCTTAGCTTTCAATAATACTTTTCTATATTCTTCATTAAGCATATTCAAAGTATCTAAGTGGTCTTTTGCCTGATTAGTATTATCTAATGTTAGCCTTCCTTTTACCATCCTAAAGTTGTTTCTATCTGCTTGGTCTTTTATACTTAATTGAAGTAAGTAATGCGCTTTTATACAGAATAGGCTTGCATCTTGTTTAGTAGGTATTTGATTGAATAAACCAAAATCAACGCTAAAACCTCTTGTCCAATCCATTTCTACTTGTGCTACAGCATCCTCTATATAACCTTGTAGCGTAATATCATCATATGTATATGGAGTTGTTAAATCCCCTATTCTTCTGCGAAAAACTAATAAAACATCTGACATTGCCATTGCCATTACTTAACACCTCCTAGCTCTGATTATATGGTGTCCACCCTGATGAATTTTTTCCATATATGTTTATTCTATTATCTCCTTCTTGATATAACTTGCTATAATCTATAATTGCAGTTATATTTGTACCTGCTGTTTTATTTGTAGATAATGAACTTACACGAAAATTATCAAATTTACTTGTGTTATCGTAGTATGTTCTAAACCCAAATTTTGTATATGAATTTAATGTGGTGTCTGTATCTGTTCCATTTATTTGTTGTGTACCATCTAGATAAACCTGATATGAACTTCCATTAACAACTATTCTTACATTGTATGTCTGACCATTAACAGGAGTAAATGAATACGCATTTCCAATTTGAGTTGATGAATTATTGATATTCCTAAAAAGCCCCAATCCACTTGTCGATATTCTTGCAAAGTACATATTATTAGAATCCATATATCTAAACATTAATGCTGTATAACTTGCCCAAGTCATATCAACACTACACTCAAAATTATCTGATATTCCACCATCCAAATAAGCCATCTGAACACCTTGAACATTATCTGTACTGTATGCTTTATTACCTAATATTCCCCAAGGAAGTGCTGAACCTAAAGCAGAAATATTCCATGACTGTGATGTATCTGCTATTCCTAACGATGTATTGTTATCACTTCTATTAAATGAATCCATAATTATTCCACCGAAGTCTGCAAGTGTTCCTGTATCCCATGAAGTTCCTAGTGTATTAACTGCCCAAGCCATTATGTCCGTATCAAATTTAAATGTAACATGACATTGATTTATTCCTGACTTATTACTAACTTTGTAGTGGTCAACAGAGATTATATTCACATTAGGTGCAGATACTATTGAAGTACCACCAATAGATATTTGGGTGTTATAAGGTCCGGGATTTCCACTAATTGCTAAACCTGATGATGGAGAGCTACTACCATCATATCCAACATAAGTTGCATCGACATTAACAGATACTACACCGTCAGTCGCATTATTTGTATATTGATATCCATATCCATCATTGTGAAATACGATACAATAGAAATTACCCTGTACTAAATCAATAGGTGTCGCTAAAGTAGTTGAATACCAATTAGGGCGACTATCTGGTGGTGCTACTCCATTTGTAATTTTTGTAAGAAAGGCTGTTCCATTAGAATTACAATTCCATAATTCCCATGATAGTCCAGATGATGCAGTCGTTTGGAATGTTGCTACACCATAAAGTTTTTGACCTGTTGTTTTTATTTTAAATACTGTACCTTTCCATTGAGGTAAGCTACCAGTACTAAGTCCACTTATAGCAAGAAATGTCCAATTAAGAGGAGTGGAATTTTCAACAAAGGTTAGTGCAGTATTATTATCTAGTACCATCAATCACCACTCCCCTTTATTCTAAAGACTAATAACTATTCCATTCAATTCGTCTGTAGTTGTAGCATTTTTTATCTGTCCTTCTAAAGACATTCTATTTGCAAATAGGTTTAATTCAAATACTTCTGCATCATTCATGAATTGCATAAACTGCTCTCTTGTTAAGGTTACTACTCCACTTGGAGTTCCTAAAGTAACGGAAGTCCTGCTTGAGTCTAGTGATAAAACATTAGCCCACTTAGAATATATCAGTTGATAATTTGAATCATACCCATAAAGTACTTCTCCACCATTTGCAGAAGATATAAATCCTCTATTAAGTGAATCTGTATACATAGTATACAGAGTTGATAACATATCAGACTTTATTTTATCAATAGTTATATTATCATCAGGAATATCTTCAAAAGTAATTTCTCCTGTTGAAACATGATAAACTCTTCTTAACACTATATCCACCGCCTTTAAAATGTAGAATATATTTCAACAACTGTTCCGTTTGAAAATCCTCCACCTAATTGCACACCAGTAAATGTAAGATTATTATAATAATCAAAACTTCTTGATGGGTCAATAGAACTATTATATACCCATCCACTTGTACCTTGCCATTGCTGACTAGTTACTTTTCCTCCCCACCCCATCAATATTCCATGCTCTCTTACATATTTAAGAGATTGTTCAAAGTATCCAATTTGGAATGTACGACCATCAAGTATAGTTTGTGACCACTGATTTGTACCTCCTGAATAATTAAGGTTTATCCCAACACTAGTCCAACTAGGTCTGTTTCTTATTCCATAATAAGTTGTTCTTATTGAATCTCCCATTTTAACATTTGTTAAATCAATAAGCGGGGGTGAAACTAAGTTGTATTCAAATTGAATTTTAGTTAAGTCTACCGTTTGACCTGTTGCATATGTTACTACAGCATTGCTACCGCTATTATTTATCACATAAAAAGAACTTGCACTAACAACCTTTATACCATATGCATTAGTCCCATTCCATTCTTTATAAAGTGAACTAGGAGTTGAACCTACATATGATACTACCATATTGCTATATATAGTTCCTGATACACCCCAAGACATAGGACTTGTTGTTGTGAATAATCCTGTGGCTATATTGACAGATGATGCCTGTGCTACAGAGTTGCCACTGTGAGCATATCTTGCTATTAGCTTTTCTGATACCGAATTTATTGGAGCAGGTTTAAATTGCAATATAACTCACCCCTTCTCCGTTAACAGTACTATTGATATAAATAAGATTAGCGTTAGATACTTCTAGTTGTATGCTGTCTCTTGATAATAATTCTGCACCATAAGCAGATGATGTAACGGTGCTTCCACCAATATAGATATATCCAGTGTTAGCCCTTCTTGCAATAATCAATAATTTTCTACATGGTATGTTTGGAAATTGTACTGCTGTTCCTGCTGTTGTTACGCTTAGAAGATTACCTACAATTGATTCAGAACCCATTTCCCTAGTAGGAATATAGAAGTCAGTACCATCAGAGGTTGGATGTACCGCACCTGCCTTTGGTGTTGCGCTATTATCCGTTGGGAAAATAAATGTATTAGACATTAACTTTACCTCCTCTAGTTATTAATAAACACTACCTGAAACTGACCACGATTCAATGATGGGACTCCATTGTATTCTGAATACCATTCATAATACAGACTTGAATTAACATATGTAGTTGGAATAGTATAATCATAAAAATAATTTCCCACGCTCACTTTATTCGCATTTAAATCTACACTATATGTATTAATTAATGTGTATTTTTGGTCATATATCTTAACACTAATTAGTGTAGGAGTAGCCAAACTTCCTGAAAAATCCTTAAATGTACATAATAGTCTTATTGTATCGCCTGCTATATAATTAGCCATAATCAAACCACCTTCCTAATTTGTATCACTAACTATTGTTAGTCTAGTTTTCTCATCTAAAGTAACTTGTCTTTCTTCCTCAGAAATAATCTCTATACTCTCAATTTCACTAATAGCTATGATTCTGTTGTTGGTACTTACTTTCGTACTTCTTGATTTGTCAGAAATAACTTTTGCGCTTTCAATTTCACTGGTAACTAAATTCCTTGTATTAATACTAATTGGAATATCTCTTGATTCGTCACTCATTGTGAGTCTAAATAACGAATAATAACTTGACATTATTATACTTATATGAGCAGTAGCTATATTTGAAAAATTACCTACATCATCTTGTAATTGTGCAAATATAGTTGACACACCAATAGGGAATCCATTGAAAACAATGCTTCCTGTGAAAGTATTAACTCCATCAAACGAAAAAGTCACGTCATGTCTAGCACCTTGACTGTCAATTATGTATATATCTTGAAAATTTGACAAAGTTTCATTTCCAACAACAGTAATTATATTATTACTTTCCTTGCTTGAATAACTAGGAGCATATATCTGTATAATGGGACCTGTTGTGTCCAATGTTAATGTAAAATAGCTAGACATAGTAACATTCCTTTCCCTTAAATTCTAAACAAGGGAGTCTTTATTAAAAGACCCCCCTATGGTTTATTATACAGACCAATTCCCTAACATATCTAAAACAAATACCTTTATAATTTTTGCTCCATCTCCTGCGCTTGCAGTAGCAAGGTCAGCACCATAAATTTTACAGTTAATAACTGTACCACTTGTATAGTTCCCTGCAGTACCACTCATATTTGTTGAGCCACCTGCTGTTGGAATTTGTACTCCTGTTGTATGGTCTGCACCAGTAGATGAAACAACCTTAACAATGTATTGTGAGAAATTAACATTAGATTGAAAACTAAACGAAGATACATTTTTACCTGTTTGATTTGATATTTTAGATACATCAGGACCAGTAATAGTAGCTGTTGGTAAAGCAGTATCTAAATTAATAGATGCAGATACTTGTGCTGATGGATTGTATACATCATCTCTAATTACTAAATATACATTTTTAAGACCATCACCAGTAGACAGCTTTACTTGTTGTGTAGTAGCATATGTAATCCACTGAGAACTGGCTTGAACAACTTGTGTAGACCCACCTGACACTATTCCACCTGAAATAGCCCAAGCTAAATCTAGGTCTCCCCATAGTTGCATCTGATAATTTGTAGTCGTAGCATCAGATGTTCCAATTGTAGCATTTATTAATTGCACATTTGTGTATAGTGCTCCTCCTGCTAATGCCATACTAGGACTAGCAGGACCTGTTGTGTCATATGTTAGTGTAAAATAATTAGCCATTTAAATTCACTCTCCATAATTTAATGTAGAGGTTAGCTAATCTGATATTCTTAGTTGTTACTGCGTATAGTCATGTATGTTACCCTATGTCTCAGACTAATTCACCAAGCCTGCTTTCAATAATTTCCATTTTCTTTCCTGTTACCTCTTGTTCTCTAGCTACAGCATGAAGTAGCTTTAACTTAGAAACGTCTTTTGTTTCTAACACTTCTTTTTCTAGAGTTTTCCAATGCTTACCTAACAAATCAATAGCATCCATCTTACTGAATCCTACTTCAACCGCTTTACCTGACAAATCAATTTCTTCTACATTAATAGCTTTATCTTGTGGCTTATAAACAACATGTTCTTGACCATTTGCAGTATGAATTGTCTCGGTATGTTTTTCAAACATTGATTTTTTAGGTTCGTCATTTAGCGGAATAAAATCAATTTGACCTCTAGCATGAAAAATGTTTAAATCATTCAAAATATGTTCAGGTAGTCTATTCGTCTCTATCTCGACTTCTTCCCCATGAGCAAGAGAGAATGCATGTGATACAATACGACTTCCTCCATGATTAACTACTTTAACCTTCTTTAATTCTTTGATATCCATTATTTTTCACCTTTTACCTTTCCTTAAAATAGAATCACCCACCTCCCTATCAGGAGGGGTAGTGGGTGTATTGTCTGATTTGTTATACTATATTTATATTATATCCAATTAGCTAATAGAAGCGTATGGAGCACCTGCAAGGCTAACATAAAGAATAGCTTTAGGGTCGATTACTGCGAAACCAATTTCTTCGAATGCAATGATTCCTGCACGAAGTCTACGAATAGTAGTTGGGTCATCCCAAGTAGTCATGCGTTGACGAACAGGCATTACTCCAAGACGAGTAGTATCAAAAAGATATACTTCACTGTCAGATAGAGTACGAAGTTCACGAATTTCAACATTAAATACTGAACCTAGACCCCCTGCTTGGAAGATTTCTCTTTGAGTTAAGAAGTCAACCTGAGTAGTAGTCCATCCACGGATATCTGATGCTCTACGAGGAGAACAGTAGATAACTGTTGGGTTATAGCCAGTTACTTGCTTCATTTCAGTGATTAGATGGTTGAATACATTCTTTGATAAGAAGTTATCAGTAACGGAGATAGTGTTATTAGCATTTACTGCTCCACGAATAGTAGTCCATCCTGCTGTTTCTTCTGCACGAACAAAAGACTCAGCTAACTTTTCTAGTGCTCTTTCTACGATATTGAAACGACCATCACGGATGAAAGTAAGTTTCCACTCAACAGAGTTAGAAACCTCAAAAGTTGGAACTAGCAATGTGTCACCAGTTACTAGGTTCTGAGGAACAGCGCCTAAGCGTGGCATTACAGTTGCAACCTCAAGGTCATTCAAGTCTACTGGATACTCAGCTAGAGCACCTGCAGGAAGTTCGTCTACCATAAAGATATCACGAACAGATGTTTGTGGAGCAATTGTCTTTAATACTGGAATGCTTAAGCTCGCCGCAAATGCAGAACGCATAGCTTCGTTATCAGCAGTCGCTTTAAAATCTTCAATGAATTTGTTAAGTTCTGCCCCTGCTAATGCTACATTATCTTTATAGTTACGAGCAAGAGAAATTGAATATTCATTCTTCATTATTTTTTACCCTCCATTTATAGTTTAATTATCTTATATTTCGCTCAAGAAACGAATACGGATTTTAGTTCCTGCTGTACCTGCTTGTTCAGAAATAGCAACTGGACCAGTGAAGTTTCCGCTTGTAGGTGCAGTAGCAGTGAATTGACCATTAGCACCAACATATAGGTAGCTACCTACACCGATAGCAGGACCTACTGTATTGTCAGTCATATAAATACCACCATCAAAGTATACCCCTACTTTTTCACCATAGAATGCTAGGTGAGTAATAGAATCCAACTTGAAGTTGTTAACTCTACGGTCACGAACATCTTGTGCTAGTACTCCGTATGGCTTATCGCCTGCATTACAAGCTACAACATTTCCTGAAGTTCCTAGTTTAACAAGTGTACCTGCATTAGTATCTTGTGTAGGAGCAGTTAAGAATACATCTAATTTACCTTCGAATACCATTTTAAACATTATCTGTTTTCCTCCTTAATTTTATTAGTCAGCTAAGTGACCGAATGGTTTAATTAATTTTGGTACTTCTGTTTCTACATTTAATCCTGCAGATGCAGTATCAATATCTTCAACAGTAACCTCTTCAACTACAACACTTGCTTCTGACTTTTCAACTTTTACTCCTGCAATTTCGCAAAGGAATGATTTGTAGTCTTCATAGTCAGAATTATTCATAGCAGAAACTTTCTCAACTTCTTTAGCCTTTCTAGCTTCTGAGAACTCAATTCCTAGTTCAGCTAATTCAGTCATGCGTTGAGAAGCTAATGCTTTTTTCTTACCTGCTTCAACATTTTCCATAAGAGCATCAAATTTAGCTTCCATGTTAGCTAATGCAGATTCTAATTCAGCAATACGCTTTTCTGCTTTAGATTTTTTCTTAGCAGGGAACTTATCGTGGTCAGTATCACCTTCTGGAGTTGTGTCATCATCCCCATCATTATCAGGGTCTTTCTTAGACGCATCAGACTCGTCTTCCATGTTACTATCAGCTAGAACAGGGTCTTCGCCATCATGATTTTCTAAGTGGTCACTAGGAAGTTTGTTATCAGCTTTACTGTCTAATTCAGGCTTTTCGCCTTTCTTGTTATCAGCATCAGGTAATTTTTTTTCAGCCAATTCAGGTTGTTCACCATCATGGTTTTCTAAGTGGTCTTTTGGTAAATCTTTAGCCATTTTCTTGTCATCCTCCTTATATGGGTTATAATCGTCAACCATATCATTCAAGTCATCATTAGGGTCAGTCAAATCATCTTCAACTGTTTCGTTTTCGGTTAATGCTTTTGATTTCTTGCCTTCCATTTCGTTTCTATCATCCAAATGGTCAGCATTCTCTTTTACGATATCTTGGTCAATATCAGCTTGGTCTTCATTTACGAAGTCGTCATAGTTGATTAAGTCCAAATCGTTAGAGTAGTCATCTCCTGCTTTTCCTTTGTAAAAGTCTCTCTCTATCACTCTTATATCACCTACCAGTTGATTTAATACTTGCCTTACCTCAAGAATAACTTGGTCTTTGGTTGCTACCTTATTTTTATTGAATTTGCTAACTATAGATGACTTAGCATTATCAAATGCTTTCACATATTTAGCAATTGTTACTGCACTAAAAGTATCTTTTGTCATAACCTTGTCTGTAAAGTCATTGGTTGGGTGTAAATCTGCTAAAGCCAATTCCGTTTCTTCTGCTTCAACTTTCTTTTTAGCAACAGATAGGAATACAGCATCTTTATCAGCAGGATTAGCTACAACACCAACTCCACCAAATATAACATCTGAAAATACTCTACAAACTTTCTTTCCCATGTAAGCCCTACCAACATAATCAGTAAGCCCTAGAGAATCTGCTTGTTCTTGCGTGTATAGTTGGTCTCCATATTGATAATTAGCATCTCTATAGAAGCATTCCATTGATAGTCTTAGTCCACCATCTTCTGATTTTTCCTTTATTTTTTCTGCTAAATCAGGGTAGTGAAACTTCCATATAGCACCAATGGCTTCAATGTATCCTACTCCTTCATCAGTTTCAGAATATTGACTATCTAAGATTGTACCAATAAAAGGTTGACCGTGTTCCCAATCAATAGGCTTGAATCTAGGAGTGTATTGTGCTTTTTGTAGAACATCTTTTGTAAAAGTATCACCATTTGCATTTACACCTTCATGACACATGATAAACTTAGCATACATCAAGTCAGGGTCTAGTTGGATATCTTCCCTATTGGCTAATCCTGCAAATGATTTCTTTACTTCTTCAAATTTTACTTCCTGAATAGATTCAACTTGCATTTCAAATTTTTTAGCATTTGCAATTTCCATGTACTTATATCACCACCTTAGTTAAAGTCTAAGTCACAACGACAATTTGGGTGTGGTCTTGGTGGAACATCATTTATGTTAAATGTCTGACCATGTAGACCAGTACATGTTGAGCAAGTCCTGTCATCAATGTGCGCTACCCAAGTTGCATTACTCATTCCCATAGAAACATTGCCTTGGATTTTAGCTTGTCTATATGTATCTTGTGCAACTGACTGAGACATTGTTGAAACTCTATACATGTTACTTAGGAATGCCTTATTTACAGCTACTTTAATATCTAGACCACTATCTATGTTTTGAATGATGTTGTCTTTAATATCATATGCTAACTTATTAACATAACTTTCATTCCACTCTTTTAGGGAGTGTTTTACTTCGTTAGCTTTATTGTTATCAAATTCATCAGTGAGACTAGCGATTTCACTATCATAAATATCGTCAATATATTTATCACTAGTAGAACTAATTGATGCAAACAAACCTATTAAAGCACCAACTAGAAAAGAATCTAACGCAGATGGGTCTTTGTGTTTATGTTGTTCTACCAATTGTGCTACTTTATTCTTAATAGAATTATAAGAATCTGCTAACTCAGTCTCATAATCTTCCTGAATCTTTTTATAATATGCCATTGCAAAGTAAGCTTGAGACTTAGGAGGATTTCCTTTGTTTTTTTCTGTTACAGGTGCTCTTTGTTTCATTGGTTTTTGCGGTGCGCCACTTTTAGGCTTTCCATTATTAGGTGATGAATTTCCACCTTGGAATGGTTGCTCAGGCGGTAAGAATAACGAGCTATTCTTTTTGTTCCGCTTTTTAGTTTCAATGATAGATTCATAGTCATGACCTGTTTCACTAAGAACATCTTCTTCATCAAGAAGCCCTCTATCATACATAGGCAATAATACTGTTGACACATATGTATCTTCACGAAGGTTCATCTTATTAAATATTGGATGAGGATATACAGGGAAATTGTTTTCTTCTGCAATTCTTCTATATTCTGACTCCAACCATTGAAGAACCTTATATCTAGTATTATCTAGTCTTTCTATCAATGATAATGTAGCTACCCAACCATTAGATAAGCTAGTATGGTCTTTTCCTCCACCATCAAGTAGTGCTCTGTTTATACCTAATCCTGCTAGGATATCATCATTTACTTGTATGTATTTATCTTGTGCTAATGCTTCCAAGCCTTCTGGTTTGTGAAATTTAACTTCTAATGTATGATTCCAAAAAACTGTATATGCTTTGTTAGGTGTATTAAATAACTCTGCAATTGCATGTAAGTCTTCATCACCTGCAGGGTATTCATCATTACCAACAGTTACGGTAACTAATTGATTTACCATACCTTCTACCATTGACATATCCATTAATCTTAGCTTTTGCTTGAATAGAACAGGCTCAAAAACTCTTTCTAAGAAAGGATTAGCATATCTTTCATACGGCTGTTTCTTTCTTGTAATTCTAGAAAAGAACTTAGGGTCTAAAGGTATCTTTCCTGTTTGTGGGTCTATATTTTTATTAATCTCAGGTACACCATTCATATAGTTCATATTGTCTGCATTAAGTGAATTAACTGAACTATTACCTATAGATAAGTATGCTCTTTCTTGGTTAAATAATAGAGGGCCTTCGATATAAACATTCATAGGATTTAATATAGTGTATCCTGCAGGGAACTTATATTGTTCCTTCTTAATGATTTGACCATTTTTTGTTTGTTGTTTACCTATTTTGCAACTCTTGTTACTACGATAGATAGATACATTTCCTGACCTCCAATATTCAAAGAATATCTGTTCAATAAGTTCAGGTAGTTTAATTTCATCTGCCCATCTATCATATATCTTTTTAATATCATTATCTTCGCATTCATTAACGAAGCCACTTGAACTAAAATCTACCATCATATCAATAACAGAAGCAACTAGTGGTTCATGTAAATACAACTCAATTGATAATTCTATTTTTCTATGAGGGTCGATAGGAGTTTCTAACGCATATGTATAAGGTTTGTAATTAGAGTTATAATCTCTTGTATACCAATCATTACCATTTGGCATATAACGGTTTGAAACATAAGCCTTACTACCTTTATAGCTAGGACTATTTTTTTCAAATTCATAGTTAACATTGTTGCTATCTAATAAATCCATATATTTACTAAGGTGTGCAGGGTCAACTTTGAATGTTACTTGCTTTCTACCGTTACCTAAATCAGCCTTACTTACAATACCTAATTCCATATCTTTTTCTTCGCTCATTAGTGGTTCAACTCCTTTCTAATAATATAGTTAAGAATCCACTATAAAAATTTTGCAAACTTAATAACTACCATTACCATTAAGATAAGATGTTCTTGTAAATCCTCTAGCTAATTTCTTTACAGGAGGACCTCCCCAATCTTTCTGCAACTCTCTTGCACCTTGACAAGCTAGTAAGAAAGCAGAATATCTGTCTTTTTTCATCTTTTGCTTAGGAGTGTCAAAGTGTAAGAATCCTGACTTCATAGGTGTTGGAACGATTGTCATAGTCTCGCTTACCATTTTTTCTATCTCATCAAATATATCTCTGAATACCATACCTTCGTCTTCTTCTGTTTGTGGCTGAGATGGCATGATAACCCTGTTCTTCTCAAGGTCTGCTCTTAAATCATAGTTCATTGTATTTATTGATTGAGCACTAAATACTTGCATTTTGAGTATACGCTCACCTGTTAGATATTGTTGGTCTTCATCATCCATATCAATTATGGCAGGGTCACTTCTCCACCTACCTTCTTCTGCATCAAACCAAGCAAATTCTTCTGCAAGTAAGTCTTTAATGGTTAATCCTCCACCACCATTATCCATATGTATTCTGGAAATCTTGCCACCATTTTTACTGTACTGTCTATATGCATATCTAATAAATTCGTGCATTTCAGGAAATGTCTTACGATTTAATGAATAACATGCTACAATTTTATTTGGATTTCCTAACTTTAAAACAACCAAAGCGAAATTGTCACCAGTACGAGCAGGGTCAATTCCTAGTACATATTCTGAACCTCTACTACCTTCAAACTCAATTTCAACAGATGGCTTTCTAGCACCAAACATTAATTTTGCAGGGAAGAATCCATCAGATTCAGCAGGGAACAAACACTCATACTCCATCTGAAATTGAAGCTCTGATAGCTGTTGTCTTGCTTCTTTGATAATTGCTTCATCCATCCAACCTTTAGGCATGTCATAAACAGAGAATACATGTAATCCATAGTTGGCATCAAATTCAGGACTTTTAGTATCTGACCTTTCTTTATAAGACAAGTATTTGTCATATAGGTGATTAAACTGATAATAGGCAGAACTTGCCATAACTAAATGGTTCTTACGACCTGTTGTATCAAAAGGGTCTTGCTTAACGTTCATCATAGGCAAGATAACCAAGTTGATAATGTCAGAAGGAATTTGTGCTACCTCATCCATAACTAGCGTGTTAGCACGAGCACCACGAATTTTATTACCATCACCTAGCGGATAACATATAATTTTTGAACCATTCTCTAGCCACATCTCACATGCGTTAGGGCCTTTAGTTGGTGCTTTTTCTGTTGCTTGTCTAAGTAATGGTGATTCTTCATAAAATTTTATTATTTCATCAAATGTAAATTGTGCTTGACGGTATGAAGATGATGCAACTACACACTTTTCACGAGGAAATAACATTGCTTTTAGCACACAATATAGTCCAAGTAGAAATGTCTTACCGCCACCACGAGTAAGTATTAATAGGTTAAATTGGTGATTCCATAACCCTCTCAATATTAATCTTTGGTGAACTGCTAATCTTAATGGCTTATCATTTCTTACTAGTAGCCTACTACCTGCAACATCAGGATTATCCATAAATATCTTCATCATACCTCTATGGTCATCACTAAATTGACTACTACCTGCTATATGTGTTAAATTTTGACTTTCATTCTTCTCTGTCATCTTCCACCACTTCTTCATCATTGATTACATATCTATCATTAATATCAGAAGTTTTCTTGTCTATCATGAACTGTTCTTCTTCTTCCCTAAGTCTCTTAAGTTCATCATCTACACTACCTTGCATCATTTCTCTAGCGAATTGCTGTGCTATTGTAGCAATATTTAGACTAGCAACTTTCTCATCCTGCTTTAGCCTTTGCTTTCTTAATGCGCCTAAATCCTCTAATGCTGTGCGAAGTCGTCTAGTACAATCATTAACAGCCCTATCTAAGTCCTCAGTTGGGTGTTCAGCCTGATATTTTTGTAATCTGTAGTATTTAACTTCTTCCATTAATGCGGTATGTAAAATAATTTCATCAGCAGATTCGTTGATATCGTAATCTCTTTCATATACTGACCTACGAGAATTATACAATTCTAACTCATCTTCATTGAGAATCTTATGAACATACCCTCCATGTTTCCGCATGTCTCCATTATCACCAGTATTCCTACCAACTTGTAAGTTTGCCAATGCCTTTTTCTTCCCTTCCACCGTTTTCGGTCCTGTTAAATTTTTAGCTTTATATGCCACTTTCTCATCACTAGTAAAAATTGGTGTCTTCTTCCATTCTTTATTTGCGATACTATCTTTTTCTTCATCATTTAATTTTCTTCTTGCCATTGTTATCACGCTCCTTTAAAAAAGATGGCTATTTAGAAAGGGGGAAAAAGTCTCTAAATAGCCTACCAGAATAAGGGGATGAAAAGGGGAATATAATGGATATTACTTGAAGCTATTATAAAGGCTTACTTTTTTTAGTTTAAATATGCTATTTTTGGCAATCTACCCTTGACATTATAGGAACAAACTGGTATTATGGGAACAAGAAAACATTGGAGGTAGATATTATGAAAACATATCTTTCATATTTTTTAGACTACATTAGGAATGAAAAGAACTTGTCCGAAAACACCATGATTAGTTATAAAAAAGACATTGAACAATATTTTGAATTATGTAATATAACAGAATTAGAACAACTGAATAAATATACAATAAGAGAATTTTTGTCGAAAATTAGCAACCTAGCACCTACATCTAGAAGAAGAAAGCTTTCTTCTATAAGAAGTTTTATGAGTTTTCTTTCCAAGGATGATATTATTGAAAAGAACGAAGCATTAGATATAGCAAATGCTAAAATTGATAGAAAAGTACCAAGAGTTATGAATGTAGATGAAACTGCAAAAATTATAGAATCAGCAGATGGTATACAAGACAGGGCAATAATGGAAACACTATACGGAATAGGTTGTCGTGTATCTGAACTTGTTAATATAAAAATATCCGATATAGACTTTGATAATAGACGAGTCAAATTGTTTGGAAAAGGAAACAAAGAGAGAATTGTTCCAATAAACAATTCGTCAATCAAAGCTATCAATGCACTATTAGAATCAAGAGACTTCAACAGTGATTATGTATTTGCTAGTACTGTTCTAATTAATAAACCAATGACAACTAGAAATGTAAGGAGAATCGTTCATAAATATGGTGGTAAAGAAGTTCACCCACACATGTTTAGACATAGCTATGCTACTCACCTGTTATCTAATGATGCAAATCTTAGACATATACAAGAATTACTAGGTCATGCTGACATAAGCACAACTCAAATATATACTTCTGTTGCTAACGAGGAAATGGCTAGAACATATCGTCATTCTCACCCACGGGGTTAAAGGACTCTCTGAGTTTCTTTACCCCTCTTCTTGTTGCCCTTGAAACATTTGCTTGGTTTATTTGTAGTTCATATGCTATCTCATCTTGTGTCATATCTGACATGTAGTACATATAAATTAAATCTTTTTGATGTGCTGTTAAATTTTCAAGACCTTGCTCAACCATAATTTTCTCTATAATCCTATCCTCATCAAAATTTTCAGAATCTATTACACTTAATAAGTTATATCCATTAACAAAATCCATACCGTTTGGGTCATACACCTTTAATCCATCAATACTAATTGTCTTCCTATCCTCTTTGAAATAATTCATTTCTTTCTTGTAGAAATTAAAAATACCATTCCTTGCCTTAGATGTTATATGTCGTATAGCTGAGTCATCTAGTGATTCATCATAATCATACATAGCTTCAATTAGCTTTAAATCTATTACTTGACATACATCATCAAACTCTATCCCTTTTCCTGCAAACTTTTTTGTTAATGACCTTCTAAACGGTTCGAACATTTTAAGGATTGCCATCATTGCATCCTCTTTTTCAAATTCATTATCACTGTTTTGTATTGTAAAAATTAGGTTTTTAACAGTTTCTTCGCTTTTCTTTTTACTCATTTTCTACACCTCCTCCTGCTCAATTTTGGGTTGCTCAACTTTGGGTTGATAAACTTTGGACAGCTATATATATTATATATATTATATATATAATTAAATAAATAATAAATAATAATCTTTTAATAATATATATTAATAATTAATAACTATCTTTTTTAATTATTATTTACGATTCCATAATCAAAATTTGCTACTTGACAAATTTATAATTTAAGTGTATTATAAAAGTGTAATAAAAAAAGAGTGCTAAATTGCACTCAATGTTGTTAATGTTGAATTATCTCTTTCATAAACAGTCTTAGCCAAACTGTGAAGTGGGGAGAGTTGCATTAAAACAATACATATGCCATCATAACATATACGGTAATGTAAGTTATCAATATTGTATTTGATTCCTTTTTCAATTATCTCATTAACTTTTTCTCTGATAGTCATATTGTTCATGTTTGGATTTATTCTTTGTCTCCAACGTTTGTTGAAATGGTTAGTAAAAGAGATTCTCTCTTCAACTTCGCCTAAGACATTCACCTACCAATTTCTCTTTAGTAATATTGGTTATGAAAGCTGAAATGTCTAAGTCACGAACAGATTCCATAAGCGAAACGGTTGTTTGGAAAACTCCATAACGAGAAATCATTTCATCAATGTCTGCTAATGCTTGTTTGGACATATTATTGTCAGAGTACTTTTTAATAAATTCAATAATGTTTTCTCTGTCATTTGGATGTGTAGTAGACTTTATTTCTTCAACAAAAGGTTCGATTTCAATTTCTAAAAGTTCATTTTCAACTTCTTCAAGTTCAGGTTCAATACTAATATAATCAGTTTCTTTATTAGCTGAGATAGGATTTGAAATATCTTTAAATGCAGGATTAATCTTAACCTTTCCACCAGTTGCTCTAGTTGAAAATGCCAATTTACCTTCAAAGTCAATACGTTTTAATTTAACTCTAACTTTTTCGCCAATGTAAAAATAATCTTCGGGGAACTCAACATACTCCTTACCTGTAATTTCAGAGATATGGATTAATCCTTCAAATCCTTCTTTGGTTCTAGCAAAAGCACCAAAGTCGTATATGGATGTGATTTCAACTTCTAGCACATCTCCATTTTTGTAGATACTTCTAGGGTCTTTAATATTTGAATTTACATGTTCGCCAATGCTTTCATCAATATTCAATTTTGGTTTTTCCTCGATTTTATTCTTAATCTCGTTATAATAATAATACGATGCTGAACTTGAAGTTGTATCATGCTTTTCTGCAAATTCTTCAAAAACTTTGCTTAGTACTTTCCTTTCTTCTTTTGGTAATTCATTATTTTTCATAATGATATTTTCCAACTCCTTTCCAAGTTCATTCCATTTTCCTTTATAAGACGTTGTGATTCTAGCCAAAACGTGTTCCTCCTCATTACTTGCTTGTACAAGTATTATTCGTTTATATTATATACTCTAACTAGACTCTAATCAAGCTATAACCTTGATTTTTTTTGAAAAATATGTTATAATATAACTAGATTATAAAATAAAGGTGGTGTCATATATGACAGGTAAGGAACGGCACAATAAGGTTATAAACGAGATACACGATACATACATAAGAAAAAATGAAGACTATGGAAACTCATTTGAAGAACAGTTCAACGAATATGGACTATTGAGTGCGTTAATTAGACTTGATGACAAGATGAGAAGGTTGAAACAACTAAGTAAACAAGAAGCAAAAGTAAAAGACGAAAGTACTAGAGATACAGTTCTAGATTTAGCCAACTATGCGATTATGACGGTTATGGAACTGGACAAAAATAAAACGAAAGGAAGTTGAATAAAATGAAAATCGGTATTGTATCCGATACACACTCCAATTTATTCGCACTAGAAACCGTACTAGGGCATATGGAGAGTGAAGGAGTAGATTTAAAGGTTCATTTAGGAGATATCATTGGTTATGGGCCTAAGCCCAACGAGACATTAGCACTAACATTAGAAAATTTTAATTACATAGTGATGGGCAACCACGATTTAGCAGTTATTGACCCGAAAGAGTCAGAATATTTTAATCCGCAAGCAAAGAAAGCTGTAGAGTGGACACGAAACAAATTATCAGAAGAGGAAATTGATGTACTGTCAAACTTAAAATATGGACATCTCATTAACGACATGCTTTTTGTTCATGGAAGTCCACAAGCTAATAATCCACATGGATATATGCTTGCTGTAAGTGATGCAACAATGGCATTTAGTGACCCTGTAGCTGATTTTAGGGTAGCATTTGTAGGTCATACACATCAGCCTTTTGTTTGGCGAGAAGACTCATACGAAAGAGTTATTTCTAGAACACTTAGGAATGAATTAGGAAAGAACACTATACAAGTTAAAGAAGGTAGAACTATTTTTAATGTTGGTTCTGTAGGTCAACCTCGTGATAATGACCCTAGAGCAAGTTATGCTATCTATGACACGCATAAGGAAGAAGTTACCTTTTACAAGATTCCTTATTCCATAGAAAAAACAGTAGCATCAATGCAACGAAATGGATTTGACCAATCCTCATACGAAAGATTGATTTATGGTCGTTAGAGAGGAGAGTCTTTATGGATTTTACTACACCTAAAGCAGTATGTGGAGTGTGTCATGGAAAAGGTGGATTTAGAAAACTAAAGAAAGACTATTTGGATTCAAATTGGATTGACTGTATGTACTGCGAAGGATATGGATTCGTTGACGATAAAACATCAGAAGATGAGTGCAGAAATGAACTTGTGTGCAACAGATACAGGAACAATTTAATGCTTCAACTTCAAGAATTAGGTGATGTTAAAGTTTGTAGTCTTGACTATGTTGAAGTAATTCCTTTTGACAGGAAAAAATGGACAGCACTATTAAAACACATTATGAAATTTGCTTTCCATAGCGAAAAGGTAAACATTGACATAAAACACGCTTTTTATTATCAAGGTGACGATGAACTTGCAACCAAATGGGAGTTGCATATACATACTCACAAAATGGAAGACATTGAAGGATTAATAGATTTAATAAAATTCTACAATGTAACACAGGAGAAAGGAGATATGATAATATGACAAAGACTAATATTGGTATTACATTTTTAGGAACTGGAAGTGCATTCTCTAAAAAATACGGAAATAATAGTGCAGTAGTTACAGTAGGTGATAAGAATCTATTAATTGACTGTGGCAGAACAACACCTGATGACCTATCAAAATCACAATTCAATTGGTCTGATATTGACGCAATTTTTGTAACTCACATACATGGAGACCATGTGTTCGGGCTAGAAGAAGCAGGATTCGTAGGCAGGTATGTTCTGAATCGTAAACCGCATATTATTTTTCCACATAGGAAGATTAAGAATGACCTATGGGAGAAAGTCCTAAAAGGCACAATGATGCAAGGCGATTTGGAAAGAAATATGAATTTTGATGATTATTTTACATATGAGATTGTTGATGAAACAGAGCAATACTTTGAGTTTAATGGAGTAATGTTTTCAGTTTTTGCCACTCAACATGTGCCTAATAAAAAATCTTACGGATTAGTAATCGGTGAGTATAACTATATAGTCTATACATCAGACACCCTATTTGACGAAGATATGATAAAAGCATTTGCTGATGATGGTGCGAAAGCAATATTCCACGATTGTCAAATGGTTGATTATAAAGGTAAAGTTCATGCATCTTTAGATGAACTAGCAAGCTTACCGCAATCAATTAGAAATAAAATTACTATAATGCATTATGGTGACGACTTAGAAAACTATTACACTAGAGTTAAAGAGTTAGGGTTTTTAGTCACATTACCAAGAGTTACATATCATTTTTCAGTCAATTAAGAGGGTAAAATTACCCTCTTTTTGTTTTTTTTACAATTTGTCCTTGACATTGTTCCCATAATCATGTTAAATTATATTTATATTTCAGCAAAGGAAGTGATACTGAATGGAAGCGAAAAGTTTCTTTTCTAAATCTAGCAATATCTTTTCCGTAGCTATTTTATTAGCAGGTCTGTCTACATTCGGAGCAGGAGTTTATATTTCCGAGACCAATGCAAAAGATATGCAAAAACAAACACTAAAAAACGAACATAGGATACAGTTGATGGAAAAAACTTTATCCCAAGAAAAGCAAAAATATGAGATGCAGATTCAATTACAACAAAAACAAATTCAACAAGATGAATCTCAATTACATATTCTTGAACAGCAGAATAGCGAATTAAAAAATGAGGTTATCACATATAAGCAAAGAAGTGAATCTCCCTCGCCAGTGACACAAACGGATTCTTCACAAAGAAAGGTTAATGTTGTAGCCACTGCTTACACCGCATCTTGCGGAGGTTGCTCAGGAACGACATCAACAGGAATTGATGTTTCAAACACCACGACTTATCAAGGAAAGACCGTTATAGCAACAGACCCTTCTGTTATTCCTACCCACTCAATCGTAAAAATTGATACCGATGATGGTCAAAGCTTCACAGCAATAGTTGAAGATAAAGGTGGAGCGATAAAAGGAAATAAGATTGATGTTCTTGTTGCTAATGAAAATACGGCAATTAATTTCGGAAGACAAAGAGCAACTATTACCATTTTGAGAGAAGGTGCTTAAATGACAATGAATGAATGTTATGTAGACACAATTGATTGGCTATCAAAGCATGAAAGAAATGGAATTTTTATTAGAGTGAAATCAGAGAAAGAATTAAAGGTATATCAGAAGTATTTTAGAGAAAGAGTTTTAGAAGATTTATTTTCAGATGAAAAAATGCTAGATAGAATCGAATGGAGGATTGATTCCTCCCTTACAAAATAATTATAATATAATTATAATTCACCCCTTGACTTTTTTGTACAGGGGGTTTATAATATAAATATAATTTAAAAGAGGAGATGGTCGGCATGAAAAAGATAGATAAAAGTGCAATGGCTAAGGCATACATTGAAATGAGTGATATTAATCTAGGAATTTCAAACGACTGTCTCCTTTGTGAAAACCAAGGATATGAAAAAGGAGTTGAGTATATTGCAGTTTAACCAAGTAACTGATAGAGAGTTTATGTTGCAGATGCTACTAGCAGAATGTGTTAGACGTTTAAGTAAGAATGGCAAGCATAAAATGTCAATCACCAATGCACAATTAGGAAGATTGGTAGAAGGTGAGTTCGAAGTTGATTTCAGTGAGAGCAACGAAGATAGGTTCATTTTAAAGTTTCAGAAGATGAGTGAAGAAGACATATTTGTTAAAGCTAATGTTGTAGTTCCTTTGGAAAAGATGGTGGGTAAAAATGAGAAGTTACCTAGCGAATAGTCTTTTTTCACTAGCAGACCAAGCATTCAATAAACATCTAGTCTACTGTTTAAGGTCATGCTTTCCTGAGTTAGAACTATATGCTCCACAAGAGAATGAAGCTATAAACGACAAAACAGCATATGCTAATTCAGTAATGATTAGTCGTGGAGATGATGAATATCTACTAGATTCTGATTTTATGATAGCAGTTATTGATGGAGTAGAAATCGACTCAGGTGTAGCATGTGAAATAGGTAAGTTTGCAGGATTTGATATTAACTATCAATTGCGAACTGGCAAGAATCCTAGACCAATTTTCGCTTTATTTACAGATTGTCGTCAACAAGGTAGGGACAATATGAAAAAGCTTCATGCATTATCACAAGATGCAGTAGAAAATCAGTTCCCTTATCGTAACTTATATGTTATTGGAACTATCAAAGATTCAGGCGGTTGTATTTCATCAAGTATAGAACAGCTAGTAGATAATATTGGAAAATATGTTGAAACTAGGAGTTGATATCCATGCACTATGACCCAAGAGTTGAGTCTAAAGCTAATCACATCTGTTATATGATTGGTGTTAATGAACAAATCGAGCCATCAGATAAAACTAGAAGTGATGTATTTTTAACTGTAAGAGCAGTTGCGGATTACTGGAAAAAAGATAGTGATGAATTTAGAAGATTAAATCACGCTAAAAGATGGAATGAATTAACTTTATGGTTAAAGCGTTATCCAAGTGCAACAGCAGATGAAGTCCTAACTGCTATGAATCTTTTAGATGGCGGAGAATACATAAGAGATTATATTCCTCTTTCTCATAATAAAACATTTTAACCCTTGACAAATTTTTATAACTCATGTATAATATAATCATGGAGAGTTTAACTAAGTAAGACGGTAGTATAAATTACTCAGGAAACGCAACATGGAAGATTAGCAGGGGGTTGCGATAGTTCGGTGAGGGGTTCATTCCGAACAAAGGATATGTGTAGCTACATATATTGGAAACTATCTCGTGGTGTCGGCAGTTGGAGGAGATAGCGGTCTCTTTGATTGGGTTTAGTAGAGACACCAAAAAATCTACCATCGGCGGATAAGGAACATGGGGAAACAAGCTAACAAAGTGTAGTAGAAAACGAACTATGTTACCTTAAGTATTGCAATTGGTCGGGCAAGGGAAGGAAATAGGGAGTAGCTACCCCCCTTCCTAAACGTAAAAAATTAACCCTTGACTTTTTAAAGGGCTTGTGTTATAATATATTTATAAGATAAAAGACACTTACAGCAATCCAAATACTTACATTCAAATGGTGAATAATACAAGTATTAGTGTCTTGAGAAACGTAGACCCTTACAGCAAACCAAACTATTGACATTGGTTGTCACACTTTATGCTAAAAAGTACTAGCGGTTCGAGTCCGTATATAAAGGGTCTAGAAAAACGTATAGGCACATTAACAGCAAACCTAAATACAAGTGATATTACATATCCAACACACTAAAAGATTATAGGAATGCTATCTTTAACCTAAGATTGGCGGTATAGCCATTAATTGAATTACCTCACACAATTTAGTGCCTAGTTTTTTAACGGTGGAGGGGGTTGCCGTATTAATTCCCCCAAACGTAACATTTAAGACATTCACAGCAACTCAAAAAAACTCAAACTTGAAATTTGAAACCAATACAATGTCTAGAAAGGATGATTTATTATGTTAGAACACTTAAAAAATGCAACAAATGTAGCTTATACTGCTAATGGAGCAAGAGCATTGGCAACAACAAAAAGTTTTTTAGTTGACTTCTTCGCAACATCAGGAGCATTACGAAATCGCACAGAATCAGAAGTAGTTCAATTATTCTCTAAAGCTTTTGCAGAAGATAGATTACTAGCTATGAAATCTTTGTTCTATACTCGTGATATTCGTGGTGGACAAGGTGAGCGTAAAACATTTAAAACGATTATTCGTTACTTAGCTTTCAATCACCCTGAAACATTAGCAAAGAATATTAATTTAATTCCTTACTACGGTCGTTATGATGACCTTCTAGTATTACTTGGTACTCCACTTGAATCATTGGCTATGAACATCGTGAGAGCACAGTTATTAGAGGATATTGATAATGAGTGTCCATCATTACTAGCTAAGTGGTTGCCATCTGAAAATGCTTCTTCTTATGAAACAAAGAAAAATGCAAAGAAAGTAATGAGTATCTTAGGATTAACTCCTAAACAATATCGTAAAACATTATCAATGTTGCGTAAGAGAATCAGCTTAGTTGAAACTAAAATGTCTGAAAAGAAATTCGGTGAAATTGAATATGATAAACTTCCTTCTAAGGCAGGCTTGATTTATCGTACAGCTTTCTACCGCAATGATGAAGACAGATATACAGCATTCATTGATTCATTAGTTAAAGGTGATAAAAAGGTTAAGATTAATGTGAAAACTCTTTTCCCATATGAAATTGTTCACCAGTATGTAACAAATGGCTATCACCGTATCGGAACACACTTGTATACAGATGTAGCTAATAAATCAGTTCAAGAAGATAAGTTGTTAACTGAAATGTGGAAGAACCTACCTGATTATGTTGGAGATAACTTCGACAACGCATTAGCAGTAGTCGATACTAGTGGTTCTATGCGTGGTTTACCAATTGAGGTTGCACTTTCTCTAGGTCTTTACCTTGCAGAAAGAAATAAAGGAACATTCAAAGACCACTTCTTAACTTTCAGTGAATCTCCACAATTGCAACAAGTAGTTGGAAATACTCTTGGAGAGAAGTTGTTCAATATGTCTCGTGCTAATTGGGACATGAACACCAATATTGAAAAGGTGTTTGATTTAGTTCTCAATACAGCAATCAAGAATAATCTTCCACAAGAAGAATTACCATCTAAGTTATTTATCATCTCTGACATGCAATTTGACCGTTGCGTAAAAGGTGGAAATAATGTAACACTGTTTGAAAACATCTTACATAGGTATGCTGATGCAGGTTATGTAATACCTGAACTAGTATTCTGGAATGTAAATGCTTCATCTACACAATTCCCTGTAAGTGTTAATCAAACAGGAACAGCTTTAGTATCAGGTTGTTCACCATCTATCTTCAAGAATTTGCTTGCAGGAAAAGAAATGACACCATATGCAATGATGCTAGATGTTTTAAATACTGAGCGTTATGCTACAGTAATCATTTAAATAAATGGGGGGAATTTTCCCCCTTAACGTAAAGGAGAGATATAAATGTTGCATATTAGAAAGGTTAAAACATTCTCAGGTATTAAATACGCAGTAGTTGATGCATTTACTTATATCACAACTGATGCGGAAGGAAAAACAGTTAATAGAACTGAGCACTTCCCTGTTGAATTTACTACTGGAACAGGATTTAGTAAAAAAACTCAACCTGCTGTATTTCCTGCTAATGAAGAAGGATTAAAAAAAGCAAAAGAAATTCAAAAGTTATTTAAAACTTTAAAAATTAACAAATAGCATATTTTTCCTAAGAACAGTAAGATTATATTATTAACAATAAGACATATACAGCAAACCTAAAGAGTTCTTAACGGAACAACTACAGATGATGAATGATATTTCATTCGTTTTGATAGGTCTCCTAGCCTTTCTAGGAGGGGTGCTGTCTAAACTCTAATTAGACATATGTCTTGATAATTTACGCTGTGTAGTATAGTGGCTAGTACAAGGCTCTCATAAGGCTTTAGTGGCAGTTCGATTCTGCCCACAGCGATAGCAGATTAGAGAAACGGTTTATCTCGCAAGGTTCATAGCCTTGAAATAGTTGGTTCAACTCCAGCATCTGCAATACGTTTGCTGATGTAGCACAATAGGCAGTGCAACTCCCTTGTAAGGAGAAGGTTGAGGGTTCAATTCCTTTCATCAGCATTTATATTAATGGGGTGTGGTATAATGGTAACACTTATGCTTTGGGAGCATATATTGCGAGTTCGATTCTCGCCACTCCAATACTTGACTTATTTGTATATGTAGTTTATAATATACCTATAAGTTATTATATGATTGAGTAGCTCAGTGGTAGAGCGAGAAGCTGTTAACTTTTAGGTCGTGGGTTCAATCCCCACCTCAATCTCCAATATGGGTCGGTAGCTTAATTGGGAAAGCGTCTTCCTTGCAAGAAGAAGGATAGGGTTCGACTCCCTCCGTATCCACCACAATTTGGGGTATTGGTCAAGTGGTTAAGACATCTGACTTTCTATCAGATATCATCGGTTCGATTCCGATATACCCTATTATCAACGCTCATTAGTTTAATGGGAAAACATCTGTCTTACAAGCAGAGGTCGGTAGTTCGATTCTACCATGAGCGATAGTTTCTACTACATTTATCCTTGACAAATTGTTATAATTTAATTATAATATAAAAAAGGAGAGGATAATATGATTTGTTCTACATGTAATCAAGAAAGAAACGAGAATGAATTTAGGTGGCGAAATAAAGCTAAAGGAATCAAAAGAAAACAATGTAATATATGTATGCAAAAAGCAGACAAGAAGTATTACGACAATAGTGAAAAAAGAAAGAATGCAGTTCGTGAAAGAAGTAGAGAACAATTGAAAATGAAAATAGACTTCTATAACGACTATAAATCTAGACTTAAATGTGCTAAGTGCGGAGAAAGTAAGTCTTATATGTTGGATATGCATCATGTTAATACAGAAGATAAGGTAAATGAGATTTATATAATGATTCAACGTGGTTACACAATAGAAAAAATAAAAGAGGAATTAGAAAAGTGTATTCCTTTATGTGCAAACCACCATAGAGAATTTCATTATTTAGAGAATAACAAAGGAATTACACTAGATAAATATTTATCGGAGGAATAACAAAGATGGTCTATGTGCCTGCTTGAAATACAGGAAATACAGGTTCGATACCTGTTTCCTCCATATCTTGGGGCAGTAGCAAAGTGGTAATGCGTTGGTCTGCAAAACCAATCATCGTGAGTTCGATTCTCACCTGTCCCTCCAATATGTGTCGATGGGTGAGTGGATAATACCATCAGTCTGTAAAACTGACCTCGTTAATTCGGGTACGCAAGTTCGAATCTTGCTCGGCACACCAAATTTGGCTCGTTAGTGTAGCGGAAACACGCATCACTGTCTATGATGTATCAGGGGTTCAAATCCCCTACGAGTCGCCATATTATCATGGGGAATAGGTCAAACGTATACTAGTCACTCGTGAGGTGAAATTCCTCCCATTCCCCTCCAATTTTGCCCTCTTAGTTGAATGGATAAAACGTAACGCTACGAACGTTAAAATGGCAGTTCGATTCTGTCAGAGGGTATTTTTGCCCCATTAATGTAAAGGACTAGCATATCAGATTTCTACTCTGAGAGAAGAGGTTCGAATCCTCTATGGGGTGTTTATGGAAGGTCTTGCATATTGGGAGTGCTAACTAGTCTTGAAAACTAGCGGTGGTAAAACATCTAAGAGTTCAATCCTCTTACCTTCCTCCATATGGAGCGTTACTCAAGTGGCTCAAGAGAACTGGTTGCTAACCAGTCAGTACGTTAATTCGTAGCAGGAGTTCGAATCTCCTACGCTCCTCCATATATGCTGAGTTCGTATAGTGGTAATACAATCGGCTGATAACCGATAAACACAAGTTCAATTCTTGTACTCAGTACCAAATTTAACAAGGTGTGACGTATTGGTAACGTGGGTGTCTGTGAAACATCTAAAGGCGGTTCGATTCCGCCCTCCTTGACCATGTGGAATTAGTATAGTGGTAATACGTAACATTGCCAATGTTAAGTCATCAGTTCAATCCTGATATTCCACACCAATATGTGGTGTTAGTATAACGGTCATTACCCCTGACTTCCAATCAGGAGATAGGGTTTCGATTACCCTACACCACACCAAAATATATGGGGTATTAGCTCAGTCGGTCAGAGCAATCGCCTTTTAAGCGATGAGTCATTGGTTCGAATCCAATATGCCCCACCAAATATTATTATGTCGGGAACAAACTTGTACAAGTGGTTGGTGTCATGAACCAATCTAACCGACACCATAGGGGATTAGCTTAGTGGTAGAGCAACGGACTTTGACTCCGTTGGCAACAGTTCGATTCTGTTATCCCCCGCCAATTTTATGCCGAAGTGGTGGAATGGCAGACACGCAGGATTTAGACTCCTGTGCTGAATGAAGTAAGTGTGAGAGTTCAAGTCTCTCCTTCGGTATTATATTTATGAGGGCTTAGTATAATGGTAGTACGACAGATTCCAAACCTGTATGCGTGGGTTCGATTCCTACAGCCTTTGCCAAACGTTATTTTTTCATAACGGTTTCTCCCTCATTTTGACTAGGTTAATTCCTAGTCTTTTTTTTATATTTTTTCTTGTTTGTCCTTGACTTTTCCCTTATCTACCATTTATAATACAATTATAAGATAAAACGTAATCCAAATGACTCTTAAATATACGAGAGATTGCCCAATAGAACGTTTTATCAAATAAAAGGATGTGATAACTTGGAACGCATTATCATAGCAGGAGGTAGAGACTTCAACGACTATAAGCTACTAGAAACAGAAGTATGTTGGTATCTACTTGGTTTACACGTTTTTTTTGATGGCAACGATGACCATATTGAATTTGTTCTAGGCGGTGCTAAAGGCGCTGATAGTCTAGGAGAAAGATTTGCAGATGAATATGGATTTAAAAAGAAATTATTCATACCTGATTGGAGCGTAGGAAAGAAAGCAGGAATCTTAAGAAATCATGAAATGGGTGACTATGCTAACCATCTCATTGCATTTTGGGATGAGAGAAGTAGTGGAACTAAAGACATGATTAATTACGCTACCAAAAAAGGTTTAAAAGTGAAAGTAGTTAAGTATGAACCTGTTGAATGGAACTATTTCGATGAAACAACAGGAAATGGTTTTGATGTTGTATTTACTGGATTCTACAAGCAAAGAGTTAAAAAATATTCAAGAGAGCCAGTAGGTGAAAAGATAAAGATAACTTATCAAGAGTATGATAGAGGTGGTAAATAGTGAAACCTGCATTTATTGTAGAAGGACATAGTGATGCTAGACAAATAATTGGTGCTTTAGGAGACTGTGATAAGCCTTATAAGGTGATTGTTACAGATGGCACTAAAATGAACAATAGAAACATAATTAACATCGGTATGGCAATTGATGATGGATACACACCTTACATATTGTCTGACCCTGATATTGCAGGAGACCAACTTTGTGATATGATTCACAATTTCTTCCCTGACGTTGAGAGGATAGATGCTGATTATGAGCAGTGTAAATATTGTAAGGACATAAGGAAGAAAAAGTTTAAAGCAGGAATTGAATATAGCTCCTATAAATATCTTAGAAAATTATTATACCCATACTTAGGATTAGTCTATGTTGACCCTGATGCAGAATGGATGTTCCTATGATTAGTGCAATATCAAAATTTTCATTTTATTATTTGTTAATTCCTTATTTAGTAGCATTTGCGCTACACATAAGATTCATTGATGGGTTTGTACTTATGTTAGCTTGCTACTACATTATAGGATGTATTTATGAATATTTCGAAGAGAGGAGATACTAATGTCTGAGTGGAAAAGAAGAACAGGCTATAAGATGGCAGAAGATAGAGAAGTAGGTTATCGTGGAAATAAGTTTGATAGGAAGTGTTTTCAGAGACAACTACGAGAGTCTAAGGATGATGGAAGACCTAGAATGTCATTAGAAGACCTACATACTTCAACGGTCAAGGAGATTGATTTTAAGACCGCACAGGACTTTATTCTTCAATACGAATGGTTAGGCACTATGGGTACGACAAAGTTCTCCTATGGGCTTTATACACAGTCTGGAGACCTGTTTGCTGTATACTGTTTCGGTCTTACAGCAGGTACTCAAGTGTTATCTCAACCATTCGGAGAAGAACATAAGCATGAAGGAATAGTCCTAGTAAGAGGTGCTTGTGCTCCTTTTGCTCATGAACATTCTAGTTCATTTGGAATTGGCAAGGTAATGCCTTTAGTTAGAGATAGGGGTTACAAGTTTGTAATCGCATATTCAGATGTAGAGTCAGGAGAAATCGGGACTGTCTATCAGTCTACCAATTGGCACTTCTTTGGAATTACAAGTTCAGTTGTATATCTTGTTCGCCCTGATGGTAAACGAACAGACCCCAAACTAATACATAAGTATGCGAAAAAGAATGGAATAACAAGACAAGAACAAATACAGATATTTCTAGATGAAGGATATACATTCGAAAAGGCTAATCCTAAATTGAAGTATATTAAGCTTATCGGAAATAAGCGTGACAATAAGGAATTAATGAAGAAAAAACGCTTTAATATATATCCGTATTTAAAAAGGCAAGACAATATGAAACAGGTATTGGTAGATGCTAAAACAGTAATCAAAGAGGTTGATAAGAAAAAATAAGGAGTGAGGAGAAATGAGTAGAAAGAGCATGAAAGCGTTCGACAGAAAATATCGAAAAATAAGAAATAGAATTATCGTGTGTTTAATACTCATTCTTGTAATCTTTATGTTTTGGAATTATATCAGCAACTTACATCACCACATAGACCTACTAGCTAAATACAATCACCAACAAAATATGGAGATTAATCAATTGCAACATGATTTACAAACAGCACATCACGAAAATGCTAGATTAGAAAGTGCAGTTTTATACCAACATAATGTAATTGAAACAACACAACAGCATGTTACATACATAACGAATCCTGAAACATCATCAATAAAGGTTCAATTTCATCATAATACAGCACCTAGTCAACAAGAACATATGCCTAATGTTGCTGATGCTATTAATCTCCCAACTACAATAGTATTTTTTATGACTATGTTAAGTGGAGTATCTAAATTATTAATTCCAAGTTTTTAAAAATATTTTGATATTTGTCCTTGACTTTCACTGGAAAGCAAGCTATAATATAAATATAAGATAAAGTGTAACCTTATCTTCTCTGTATAATAGAGACTACACTAAACCATGCGGTAGGACACTTTATCATTGCACACAAAATAACTTACGAGGTGATAAGATGGAGCACAATAAACTATTAATTCAACTAGGAAATATGAACACAACAACTAAGATTGACGAACTTCTATATTCACAAGAACTAGAAAATCGTGAATTGTATTTACCCGAAGAAATTGATGACTCAGTAATTGCTGAGATTGTTAGCCATATTCTCCGATACAACAAAGAAGATGAAGAACTGCCTGTTGAAGAACGCAAGCCAATCAAATTACTTATTAACTGCTATGGTGGAGATGTAATTGCTTGCTTCTCAGTTATCGACACAATTAAAACAAGTAAGACTCCTGTTTACGGATACAACTTAGGTAAGGCTATGTCATCAGGTGGATTAATCTTAATGGCTTGCCATAAGCGTTTCTCATTTAAAAATGCTGTTGTATTAGTGCATCAAGGTTACGCAGGAGCACAAGGAACTACAGGTCAGGTATTTGATACAGTAGAGTTTCAAAAACGAATTGAGTCACGAGTTAAAGATTTCATTATTGAGAATACGAATATTACTCCACGAGTGTATACTCGTAAATTGAAAGAAGAATGGTATCTATTTGGTGACGAAGCATTAGAAAATGGAATTGTAGACGAATTAATTACTGTATTACCATAATACATAGGGGGGGCTTATAGCCCTCTTGTAACGTAAAATAAATAAGGAGGAGATATGAATGGTCAATACTGAAATGTTATTTATTAGATTAGTAGCGGAATTGAAATTAAGTGAATTTGATAAGGCTTGCGTGAACGCAGGACTAACAGAAGACGAAAAGAAACTCATTATTTCACTAATCGAAAAGGAAGGTGAGTAGTATGAAGAAAATTAATGCAGGTGATACAGTGGTATTGCTTATGGATGTAAATGACCACTCTGCACCATTCTATGCTAGGGTAGGTCATAGGTTCACAGCTATGGATGTTTGCATTGACCCTAAAATGCCAAGTGGATATGCAGTTGTAATACAAGGATATGGACCAGTTGGTCATGTTGATAGGCAAGCTGTAGTTCACTATGACGATTGGAAAAATATACATAATTCTGTAATTGATAGTCTTATGTTGGTGAAATTACGATGATTACTAAAGAGACTAGAAGAATGTCGTATAACAATGTCCTTAAGAATCTAGGAACTCGTCAATCTCAAGTATTTACTGAACTACTTTGCTACTCTCAAGGAATGACAGCTAGTGAATTAGCTAGTGAGATGAATAAGATTGGTTTCTTCCGCACATCTGATAGAAATAATGTTCACCCTAGACTAAATGAAATGGTAGAAATGGAGATTGTTGAGATTATCGGTAAGCGACAATGTTCCATAACAAATAAGACTGTAGCAGTGTACAGAGTAAAAGATGATATATTCAGTGTTATCAGAGAGGTGATGTAATGAGAATAGTAGAGCCTAATGTAGAATTTATAGTAGCAACGCCAAACATAGGTCAAGTAATTGAACTAGGTGCTAGGAATTGTTACAAGTCAGAAGACAAGATTGGAGAAGGAACAGATGAGAAACTATTCAATCAAATTGTTAAGCAACATCACCACGATTCAGTTGTCGAACATGGAAGTATTACACTAAGAATTATTACAGATAGAGCAATGTTAGCACAAATCACAAGGCACAGGCTTTTCAGTTTTTCAGTTGAGAGTCAAAGATATGTAAATTACTCAAAGGATAAATTTGGAGCAAGTGTTCAGTTCATTAAGCCTTATGACATAGACCCTGACACACCTGCTTATGATATTTGGAGAGCAGGTTGTGAACAAGCAGAATATTACTACTTTGAGTTACTTAACCATAAAGTTAAACCTGAAACAGCTAGGTCAGTTCTTCCTAACTGTACTAAGACAGAAATCGTAATGACAGGTAATGTTCGTAATTGGAGACACTTCTTTAAATTAAGAAGTGCAGGTCATGCTCAAAAAGATGTTCAATACATAGCGAAATTAATGTATGAATCAATGATGAACAACGGTATTCCAAGTTACTTGTTTGATGATGTGATAAACAAATAAAAAAGAGTAGCCTTAATTGGCTACTTCTTTCTTGGTCTTAGAGTTCCTTCTGTCCATTCATATCCATCCAACCAATTATTATCATTCTCTTTTACGACTCTATTTATAGTCTCTAGTGTGTGTTTTTCAATATCGTCTAAGCCTGTCTTATTTTGCTTAATGGTTAGTTTTACTAAGTCTCCGCTGAATTTCCATCTATTTTCTCTCCACATCTTGCGATACTTCATATATATTGGGTCGAATCTTACTACATTGTTGTCTTTATTCTCTGCCATGTGTATATCACTCCTTACGAATATTATACACCAAGAACGTTTGTTTGTCAAGGTTTGTCTATTGGACAGAAAGACTCATTACTATTGTATCAAGTTTTTACTTGTCTTATACCTTGACTTTTAGAAGAATTTTATTTATAATATAGATATAATATAAAGGAGGATTTAATTATGACATGGACAGGAAAACATATGACTTTTAATCATGAGTGTACAAGGTGGGGCAGTTTCCATAGTGTCGCACAATATGAAAGAGATGAGCACAAGGTAAAGGTTAAAAATTTACTTATTGATTATGGCAAAAATGTAAGCTATCAGAAGCATGAACACAGAGCCGAGATATGGAACATCTTATCAGGAAAAGGAACAATGATTGTAGAAGGTTTTACATTTGAAGTTAATCAAGGAGATGTAATTAATATCCCTCGTGGTGCTTGGCATACAGCTAAAGCAGATGATGAAGTTAGACTAGAAGTTCTTGAAATCCAGTACGGAGATAAGACAGAAGAAGATGATATTATTCGTTCACATTATGAGTGGAGCGATATTGTTGCTAGTGTTAGGAGGATTACTAATGACTAAGTATCGTAAGAAACCAGTTGTTATTGATGCATTTAGATTTTACCTAGACCCTATGCCTGAATGGTTTATGGATGCAGTTTCAGTAAACCAAGTTATCTTGCATAACTGTAACTATCAACAATATGATATTAAAGAAGCATACTGCGAAATCAACACACTGGAAGGTGTAATGGTTGGTAATGGTGGAGATTTCATAATCAAAGGCATTAAAGGTGAATTATACCCTTGTAAAAGCGATGTCTTCGAAGCTACATATGAGAAGGTGGAAGACTAATGTTTGGAAAAGATATTAACTTAGACCTGCTCAAAGGAATGGTTATAAAATCAGCGATAGCTAGAGAAGACGGAAGTATCGAAATTGAAGGAGAGAACGGAGAGTATGCACGATTTCACGTTCTATCAAACAATCACACAGACATTGCTTGGTCTATAAGGGGAGCAAGGAGGAATCAAGATGGCTAGTCTACATTATATCTTTGCCCCAATGAATGCAAGTAAATCAGCACAACTGTTAATGGTTGCACATAACTATGAAGAAGGAAAAATGAGAGTCCTAACAATAAAGCCTAAATTAGATACAAGAGATGGCGAATACATACAATCACGAGCACTAGGAATTAAAAGGAAAGCTGATGTAATTGTTGCTAAGGAAGATTCAATTATGAGAGAGTTTGTCGTGAAAGGTGACGTACTTAGAAGTGATAAACGGCTAGGAGCAGTCTTAATTGATGAAGCACAATTTTTAACAGCAAAGCAAGTTGACGAGTTAAGAGAGATTGTGGATACATTTGAAGTTCCTGTTATGGCTTATGGTCTAAGAACAGATGCTTTTACAAAATTGTTTGAAGGAAGTACAAGACTTTTTGAAGTAGCGGATAAATTTCAGGAGTTTAAGACTATCTGCCCATGTTGCGGAAGTAAAGCAATCTTCAATATGCGTATAGATAAAGATGGAAAACCAGTATTTGGAGGAGAACAGGTACAAGCAGGAAACAACTATTTGCCTGTTTGTAGTAAATATTATAAAGAATTAAAGGAGGAGTATTGCAAATGATTCAATTTTTATTAAACATCCTGCCAACTATTGCAGGTATACTATTAGGTGTTACATATATCCCACAAATAATGAAAACATACAAAACTAAAGATGTTTCAAGTATGAGTCTATCATTTTGGATTATCCTTAACTGTGCATTATTATGTTTAGTTGTTAATGCCGAAGTAGTATTTTTAACCAAAGGTGTATGGGGCTTAATAGCCACAGAAGTCTTTAATGAAGGTCTAGCACTAGTAATGTTGATTATGGTTTTAAAATATCGTAAGAAAAAGGTAGTTGAACAGCCTAAAGAAGCATTTAAAGGTCTAGCACCAATTGGATTTGTTTCATCAGGAAATGTATCAGGTAATACAGTAGATAATACATCAGGAAATGCACAATAGCATACTATCATAATATTCTATAAGCCTATATACTAGGCTTATTTTTTTTATTCCAATATGAAGGAGATGACACGATGAAAAAAGACAGTAAATTCTATGAAAAATTTAAAGAATGGTTTCTTAAAATTGAAGGTATGGATCACTTTGTAGCATCAACAATAGTTATTATCGGTATGTTAGCTACACATGTGCATGGATTTTGGGCATATGCTCTCCCTATAATGGACTACATAATGGGTGCAGGAACTTTCTATATCGGTTGGCGAGAAGGAAAGAAAAGCAAAGAGGGGGAGAAGCAATGAGAAAGTACGGAGATAAACTAGCTAGAATGATGACTCGTGGAATGGCTACATGGACATTCATAGCATTTGTTCTAGTATCATGTATAGTTGAGATAGCAGGTAATGCTTATGGTTTGTTTCATTTCGACAAAACTATGCTTGTTCTTAATACAGTATTAAGTTTGTGGGCCGCTGTTCAAGGCTCTATCATCATGATTAACCAAAATCAGCAAGATGAAGCGTTAAGAAAGGCAGATGATAAGAGAGATGAGATGCTAATAAGCATCTTTCAAATACAAAACGACATCAGCCAACATATAACAGGTGAAGAATCAACTATAGCAGAAATGAATAGAAAGATAGATGAAATACTAGAAAAACTAAGCAAGTAAAATAAGGAGAGGTTATAATGGATAAGAAGATTGTAGAAGAACATTATCAAACTAGAACTATTACAGAAGTTGAGCATATCCCTGCTCATGGGCAAAGAAAGGAAACATTAGAGTTTCGTAATGCGAAGCACGAACTAGAAAGCGTAGAGCATCTTGGTTGCTATATTTGTGGCTCAATGGTAAAGCGTGAAAGCCATCATATCTATGAAAGATGTTGGGGCAATGCTTTTGATTATGCAAAAGTAGCTTACATGTTATATAATCACTATGACTATCATGGTCATTGCCATAGGGATTTTAAGAGTCATGAAGAACTATTAAAATACTTTGTAGACCACTTTAACGGTCACGAGGAAGAATATAAGTATACTGATGAATTAGGAGAGGAAAAAACAGCTAAGATTATCGTATGTGATGATGAAGCATTGGACACTCTCTATAATCAACTTATCTTAGGTGAAGACCACCACAGAACAGTGGGACATTCAGCACATGGCTCTACATTTGCAACATTCACAGGAATGACCGCATCTAAGCCAAGTTTCCATATTGCATTAAGTACAAAGGAATATCAAGATGTACTAAAAAATCACCATGAAGAAAAGCATGGCAAGTAAAAAGTTGGGGATTTGTCCTTGACTTTTTTTATTTTTCCGTTTATAATATAAATATAAAACAATGAGAGGACAAAAAGATGGAAAATAATAATTCTTGGAGTGAATATCTCAC